GTATGTATTATAAGTGTTATTTCTCTTAAATCCGTTAGTGGAGTTCGCTTCCCTCGGTTCATAATCGCCGACAAATAAATAGAAAAAATTAAGCTTATAGCTAAAGTTAGGATACGGAGCTTATAATACAGAATTGGGATTTTCTAGATTTGTATAAATCTAGTATGTTGTGGTGGTCAATTAATATTTTAATCACCCGAGCTGAGGACTCGTTAAATAAGCTCAACCCCCCCCCTTAAATCGCTTTATTGCACCATGACAGACACCAATAATAAAACTACGATACATGCGCACTTAAATGATACGGCTAATACCCGTGATGCTTGCTTTGATGCAAGCCGAGATGGCGACCACCTCTCTGTGGAAGCAAATTCGGAATATCTTTATCCATGCCAGTGTGGTGTAGACACTGAAGAAGTTACTTTTCATTTCGATAGATGTGACTTTGGTTGTTTAATATGTGAGGAAGAGTTGGGAGAGAGAGTTCCCTCTCCTATTACTCAAGTGTATCAACCCCTTGACCATCAGTATGAGGAGTTTACCTCGGCTGATAAGATTGATAAGTGTTATGAGAGTTTGAAACGACTTTATGTTTTTGGCAATTGGTTATGTTGACGCCAATAGATGAATTGAAGCTGTTTCAGACTGCTCTTGACTTTGTCAATAGTCAGGATTCTATGTGTTATAGTGGAGAGCCCTATTCGGTTTTGTTTTTCCAGTTACAAAGCCTATTTAAGGAATTTGCCAGCTTAAGTGCTGGTATTTCCTCTATTGAGTATAGTTTGATGCATGATATTGAGACTAATCCTGGTCCTGAATGTCGTGTCGAGTTTAACTACGAATTAAGTGTATGTGAGTGCGATACTTGCTTGAGCCAAGCAAATGATGTCCATCATATTTTAGTCTTGGCGTTACAAGTTAGCTTTGAAGGTGGTTCCACTGATAACTTGTTTGAGGCTATTCATAATTTATTGCCTAATGCTCACAAGCTTCATAGATATATATGTATGAGTTTGTTAAGAACATACGGTTTTGTACCCCAAGTTGGAGATGGATTTGGCATACCTATTAATGTTAAGTTACCTGAGTCCACAGTTGAAGGTATTAACCGTGTGATGAATGGTTTTAGTTCTATGGTTGACGAGAAAATTGCCCACTTAGGAGCAGTGGCTCATGCTACAGAATTTCATCACATACATGAGCATAACATTAACGTGTCATCTGGTGTGACTGGTGTATCGGGAGGTATTTCATGGCTGACTAGTGGGTTGTTAGATCATTTAGATCAACCTATTAATATAGCCATATTGTTGTCTACTATTATGATTACTGACCATTATTATCCCAGTCATGCTTTAAAGATTGTTGGGTCTTTGGTTGCGATGTATTCTCTTAAGAAAGTTGCTAGTAGTCCATTGATGGCCGAAATAGTTTTAGGTATGACCAGATTGTTTAGGCCACAATCCTTGTCAGAGGATGTCCTAGAGCTTACGATGGATATGGTTGCCTGGGCTACGGGTTTCTGTTTTACTACAGGTATGAAAACTGATTCTATAACTAAATTTAAGAAGGCGTTTGAGATGTCTAATACTCTTGCATCTCACTTTAAGAAATTGAAAGAATGGTTCCTGAAATTGTTTTCTGTTTTAGGAGACCATTTTGGATTTGAATGTTTTCAAAACTTTAGTGTCCATCGTAATTCTCTGAAGAGTATCCAAGATCGCCTTAAAGGGTTATTGGAAACTTATGATGCTCATTTTGCTAACGCTACTAATACTACTATTAAGGCTAGAGATGGATTATTTACGACATCTTTCTGTTCTAGTGTTCGAGAGTTGGACACAAAGGTTAAGTTTATGTTGATTGACCTAAAGAATGAGGGAACAGGAACTGAGTCAATGAGGAAGATTCTTATGGAAATTAAGACTAGACTTCAGCCTTTGGTAGAGGTGGCTCAGAACGTTGGTTATGATTTATCTAAAAGGATTACACCATTCGTTTATGCTCTCATAGGGGCTCCAGGTACTAGTAAAACCTTTCAGTTGGAAATTAATGCTGCACTAATTGATTCTGTGGGACGTTCTAAAGCAGATCTTGCTGACTACAAGTTAAATAGGTCAGCTAGGATG